TTCGACACTGCTTTTTCGCTCTTTGTCGCTTTTCTTTCCTTTTTTGTTTTCTTTGGTCAGTTCGCGGAGCTGGTCGCTCAACTCATCTGCCCGGGAAGACGTCAAAGCCATCTGCGCTGACATTTGATCTTCCAGCTTTATCAGATATTTGATGACGTCTTTTTCAGCCATTTTGAAAACCTCAGTCTCTAAGCACTACCACGGGGAACACTGGCATCGAATCAGCATTGATCTTTTTCATCAACTGCGCAGCCGTCGCATCTGCCTGCTGGATGCAAGCAAACGCGAGCGACATTTCCCAAATATCCAACTCCAAAACTTCACTCGGCAGTTTGCCGTAGCGTTTGGCTATCTGGTCGATCACCAGCAAACTGGTCGGATTTTCCTCGAAAGGCTCGCAGCCGGTCTACAGCTGCGCCTCCATCCGTGCTTAGATCAAGAATCTCACTAAACAACTGGTCTGCGATGTGATTGGGAATAGCGCCAACCCAGATGACTCCGTTCTGCGCATCTGAATGCTCAGACTTGAGCGTGCACTTCACTTTTTCCACGGCTCCGGTATCTGGATTGATCACAGCAATCAGCCCAGCCGCGACGATTGCATCTTTCAAGCCAGCCATCGTTTTCAGCTTCTCAGCGGATGAGTTTGCGATCAAGTCCTGAATGGCTGATTCGTCGTTCTCCTCCGATCCTTTTTTGCTTCTACGCTTCGTCTTTCGACCTTCAAGTCCTTGGCTCATCGCCAGTGCAGCGTGACCTACGGATGCCAAGTCCGCGCTGCATATTTTTTTGATGCGCCATCGCATTGGACCGATATCGATCTCTTTGATTGCACTGTTTTCAATTGCCGCGAGTAGTTGTCCCATTTCAATCTCCTTAACTATGGGTGTGTTTTATCAACCAGAATGAACCGCGCTGGCTGCTTCGTTTTTGATTTCAATCTGTGTTCCGAGCGCAAGCCCACTGGTGCCATCCCCTTGGGCTCTCAGAGTCACAGTAGCAAGTATCAAACCGGCTTCTGAAATCTCATCGGTGTACGATTCGATGTAAGCGTTGTTGAGTGAAAACTTCATTTCCCGCTCATTTCCGCTGGACAGTCCATTGTTGAAAATGACGATAGCATCGCCCTCCTCATCGCTAATAAACTTCTGATATGTCGTATCATCTGTCTCAAACGAGAACGTCATGGTGCAGTTTCTGAAGTCTGACTGGACAGGCTGCTTGGTTACGAGTGATCCGAGCCGCATACGATCGGACAGTCCGTTTTCAATCTTGTACTCAAAGTCGACCAGAGTGAGCGTCTGGCTTCGATATGACAGTGTTCCGGCATGGTGATGCAGCACGAGGTTTTCATTCGTTGGATCTGTGAAAGAAAGCGACGGACTGTCGTGCCGCGCATTGCCTGATGACGATGAACTGGTTTCACCAATCAGATCAAGGCTCATTGTCATGTGCTCACCAGCAGCGACAGAGCACGTGAGGTTGTTGACCACTACGCCTTCAAAACGCTCATAGTTGTCGCCAGTACCTCGTTGCAGAAACAACGTATTCCCTTCGATTGGGACGTCGCCCATCGTATATGTGTGGGTGTTGGGAGTACCGGCTGATGTTGCCGATGCACCGAGCGCTGCTTTGAAAAAATACCCGCAGTTGTCGTAAGTAGTCTCCAGCTCGAGCACACCTGTGGAGGCATCTTTGGTGATGTAGTGTTTTTTGCGTAGCCCAGCGACACCAGAGACTCGGAGGTTAGGCCGCGCAACCTTTTCGATCTGTCGCAACATCGTGCAGCTGATGATCGGTCGCGTGATAGCAGCTTCCGCAGCCGCTGTACCGTATGTGGATTCCGGTCCAATACCCACGAAGGAGTTGCGTCCAAAATATGAAGATGTAGCCATGATGATACTCCGAGATCAGGAAGGATGAAGGCCAAGGTTGTTGACGAGAAGGGTAGCGCGTTGATCGAACACTCGAACGGCTCCAGTTTCATCAACGAGACCAAAGGTCATGATGATGATGTAGCGTTTTTCGTGATCGCCTGCCTTGATTGGCATTTGCACGATGTAGTCTTTTAGAATTGTGATCGAGTTTAGCACGGTCATCGCAGAAGTCGTATCGTTGCCGTCTTGGTCAAAGATCTGGGCTTTGACATACGCGATTTCCTGCTTACGAATGCTGTTCCGATTTACACGATTGAGCGTCTCAATACAGGGACTCAGATCCCAGTATATTTTGGTGTCATCGTTTACCTGCTTGCGAATACGATGCACTGGGTAGAGCTGGTCCGCTGTTGGTGATGAACACTCGAGCAGATAAGTGCCGTCCGCGCTGCCCGGTGCAGTCAGGTCAATCGTCGCAATCTTTGCGGTGTTGACATTGATGTTCGTTGAATTGTTTGCTCCAGACGCCAGATTGGAATCGTCGTTCCCGTAGTAAAGAAACGCTCCCACTGATGCGTTCTGTGCAGCGTTGCTGTTTCCGTAGAGCGTCGCGACGTTATGATTTGTGTCGTCAATCTGGATGGTCATGGTGCGATTTGCGAGCGACGGTGTTCCGTCGAAAGCGTAGTCAAGCAACGTGATTCCGTCTGCCGCAGTGATCCGTATGTCATTGAAATTCGTTTGGATGTTTTCCCAAAACTTCCCGAAGGTTTTTGGTGGTGACAAAATTGCCTCTGGCGCAGCGACACCGACTACGTTCTGACCAGAGTCATTGTTGGCAATCGTGATCGGCTGTCTGTACAGGTAGTTTTCGTCAAGCCATGCCATCCTATGCTCCTCTCACTTCAGTATATTCAATGTGCATTTGAATCGTGCCGACGCCATATCCCGGTAGCTGAATCTGTTCTCCGTCAAACGCTGATACATCAAACTCTACGTCTCGAGCCACTCCGTTCACAGTTGGGTCGTTTTCTAATACCTTCATCACGTCGCTCACCGCATCAGCAGCTGCCAGTATAGCGTTTTCCGACGTTTCATCTGTTCGCGGTACAAACACGTCGATCTGGATTGTCATTTCACGATCGTAGTTTCGCAGCAGTGTGCGGCCCGCGTTTCTGCTGGATTGAATATCCAAGATGTACAGATATATGCCGGGAGCCCTCGGCGCCACGCCAACGTGCATCGTGCCTATGCCGACAGCATCAGAAGCTGAGAAGTCGTAATTGTACGTGTCTCCCCCGTTGATGGTCGCAAGCTGGCTCTTGACACGACTCAGGATCGTCCGTTCAGTGCTACCCATGCTGCACCGTCCCTCTGAGCAGCGGACGCAAATCACGACCAATCTCACGCATGACACGGTCGACAGCTGGTTTCAGATATGGACGTTTTTTAATCCGCACCTGCTTGCGTAGGAGATAGAACACTTCACCAGTCATCTGATGAACCAGAACCATCTGTCCCTTCCGCGTTTGCGCTGGAGCCAACGGCACTGGCACATCGCGGACGGATGCGTACTTATTGACACCAGATCCAGTGATCAGGCTGTCGTGGACCGGTATGGTGAGAAACTTTCCTTTCTTGGGACGAATGATTCCGTCGCCTCTTGCACCACCGTCTTCGTGAATCCTTGCATAGCTGACGCCTTTGGAACGACCACCAGCTTGAAGTACGATGCCAATTGTGTTTGATTCGTCCGCAACAGCTTTCGCAGAAATGCTTGCGCGTAGACGTCCGCTTCGGACGTTAAGGTTTGATCCAGCGTTTTTCTTTGCGTACTTCTCAGCGCGTGCTGCTTTTTTGACTGCGAACCTACTGAGCGTGCGAATGACTTCGCCTTTTGACTGCTTTTTAAGAAACGCAGCAAACTCTTCTGGTGTCAGCGTAGCCATCAGCCCACCCACGTGGATGGCAGACGATATGGATTCAGCGCCTGCTTGACCTCCGGTAACAACTCCAGTGTGCTTAGTGCTGCAGTCTGTCCTGCGCTTGACACGTTGGTTTTACCGATATGCGCTCGCGCCTGATACCAGTGAGCCACTTGTAGACAAGCAGCGTGCTCAATCGCTTTCGGCATGGTGGCGCCCGAATATCCAGCGGTGTAAATCACACGGATCGCTCGTCGTGCATCTGAAAACGATGAATCCTCTTTGTCATTTCTTAGAACCAGTCTGCCCTCTACTCCGTAGACGATGAAATTGCTGGCATCGATTTGATCTGTTGTGTCGTCATAGTGCTGGTCCGCATCGTCAAACAGCGACGTGATGGAAACGACTGGTCGCACCATCAACTCCAACTCACGACCATTTTCACCGTCCGTCGCACCAGTGAAATACTCGTGATATGTGCCGACCTCCAACGAAACAGCCCCGCTGTTTTGCTTCGGAAAGCTACAGTATGACGCTGCCATCGCATCAAAACGAGCGATCATTGTGTCCAGCAGTGTGTCCTGCGAGTCGCCGGTCAAGGTGGGAATGTATGCCCTGACTGTGGCTGCGGATACGATTGCCATCGCCTACTCCTCAGATTTGACAGGAGCAGCCTTTTTCGCCGGTGATTTCTTGGTTTTCACTTCAACAAGCCAAGACGGAAGCGTCTCGTCTTTATCGACTTCAAGATCGCGAACCTCACCCTCGGTCCAGTGACAGCCACTGGGCCATGTACCTGCTGATGTCGCTTTTACTTTGATCATGCCTTCGCCTTTTTAGCGGATGCCTTTTTGGTGGCAGTGGCTTTCTTGGCTGGTGCCTTTTTCTTTGCTGGGGATTTGATTGCTTTGTCTGCCGCTGGTTTTTCCACAGCAGACGCCACAACAGGACTGCCGACTACCTCCTCGAACACGTCCGAAAACGTCTCAAGAAGGTAGTCAGCAGTTGCCTGTGAAACATCTCGCTCTTCCCCCTTGAACCACCGCACCTTCGTTTCTGCATGTCCACCAGCAAACGAACCAAGCGGTGAGTCACCTTTGAGAGCGAGACGAGGCATTAGACTCGCACCTTACTGAAGGCACAAACGATGTTGACCTTCAAGTTTGCTGTGCCTGTTTTGGTGCAAACAAACTTCAACACGTCGGTCGCCCCAAACTCCAGAGCGGCTCCGGCAGTTGAGGTTACGGTCAACGCCTTGGACGTTGCAGCCGCAAGCGCATTGCCACTACTGCTTGTGTCGTAGGATGTTGCTACGGTATCTGAACCCTGCGTGACGGCGATCACGTACTTGTTAGATCCGTCTTCCGCAAGTGTGGCGAACGGTACAAGAGTGATGCTCTCAAGCTTGTACTCGCCTGCCTGTCCATGACAGATTCCAGTTGTAACGGTTGCTGACGTATCGACGAATGCCGAAACTGTGACTGATTCTTGTACTGACATGTCTATCCCCTATGAGGCTGCGACGTTGATGGCTGCGTGGACGTTTTTCTTAGTGTCCGCGTCAATCGAGAAAAAGGTCTCTCTGACGGTTGCGACCAGCTGGTGCGTTCCGCGAGTTATGTCCTTATCGATTTCAACAGTGGCTCCGCGTCGTGAGCCGATTCGGTAGCGCTCAGTGTTGACAGCAAGAATGGCTGTCTTGCCGCCACCAGATGATGTGTACAGTCCGGTCGATTGCAGATCGTTATCAATGAAATCACTGATGATGATTGGTGCACCGTACACTTGAGCCAGCTGGTTGCGGTTCACGATAGTTGGCTGCGGGAACTTCTCCATAGTCAACACTTGATCCATAGATGCCAACTCGATGAGATAGGCTTCTGGGGAAGTGATCAGAACAACCGAGCCCGATGTGCTGTGTGGCGCATCAAGCTTTGCAAAGTCTGCAAGAAGCGTTTCTGCGCTGAACGTTGCACGGTTCGTCGCGTTGTTTGCGAACGATGCACTGATTGCTCGGTTTCGAAGTCCGTACCATGCGCGACGATGGTCGGATGATGAGCCAAGTCCGGCATCGCCCCAGCGTCCACGAATGTTCCAACTGGAGAGAGCAGTATCGGGATGTGTTCCGGTTGCCCCGTTGATAATTGCGTCTTCTTCACCATCAACCAGAGCCGCGAGAAGTTCTGCTCGCACTGTTGGCAGAACGGCTACAATTGAGTCTTCCTCGGCATCGTCTGCAATCTGTGCCCTGACCGCAAAGCCAGTCGCGGTGATGGTGCGCTGTGCGGTGACCATGCTGCTGCTTGTGTACTGAGCAGGATCGTCCGCAACGGCTTGTGCTTTGATGTACGGACGGAAACCCGTAGAAAGGAATGGAAGCAGAGTGGTCTTCGATGGCAGGTTCATTGTGTTGAACGCAGCCGCGACTCGTCGCTCAGAAACCAAATCACGCTCAAACTCTGGGAGCAGAGGTTGTGGAATCCACTCAGTACCGATTGCAGTGTCGTTAGCGAAAATCCGCTGGACTTCCACAGGCGCCTTCGATGCAATCTCTTGAACCTTGGCGAGACTCTTTGGTGCTCCGTTGGGTGCGAGCGCTTTCACCATAGTGTACTGCTCGACAGCCTGTTGGAGGTCAGCTTGCCAGTCACATACTGGAGTGTCGTCAAGGAGACCGGGCATGTAAGACTTGGTCTTGGTGGCCTCTCCGTTGGTGCGGACGGTTCCGTCTTCCCGCAAATACTTTTTCAGCTGAACGTTGCTCGACGCTGATACAGCACCACCGCGTTTTTCCAACTCGGACATCCGCTTTTGGATGCGCTTGAGATCGGCAGCTTTCTTGTCGATGTTTTCGCGGAGCGAACGGTTTTGCCGCTTGAGATCCTTTTGCGATGCGTGCAAGTCATGCATTGCTTTCGCAGCAGACTCCGCTGTAGAGAGGTCGAGTTTAGAGGTCAGGATGCTGTCAGCCATTGGAATACTCCCGGTGCTGTGTTGAGAAATAAATGAATAGAAATCAATTGTCAATGCCGAACAAGTTTGCCATCGCGTTCTTGCTCTTTCTGTCGGGCTGCGATCTGCGAGGTTTAATCATAGACCTCACGACAGGATCGTTCGCCAAAAGATGAAGCAGTACAGACTTGACCGCTGCCTTCAGTCGGTCTGGGTCGTGCTCTTGAACCACTTCAAAGTTGAACATTGAGGATGCGCCATCGTGGTTCGCGTCCTCGCCTGCCATAAGAACAGGACCGCCATCGTAGTCCATCCAGTGGTAACCGTCTGGTGCCTCTACTCCCATCGAAGATGGCGCGTCCTCATCCTCGTCTTCGTCGTGATCAGGCTCATGCTCTTTATCATCGTCGTCTTCGTCGTCGTCGTCGTGGCCGTATTGATCTTCCTCATCTTCATCCGGCATCGCCATGTCTTCGTCGTCGTCGCTTCCGTATCCGTCTTCCTCGTCTTCATCTTCCATAGCCATGTCCTCGTCTTCATCTTCCATAGCCATGTCCTCGTCCTCATCTTCCTCGTCCGCTTTCAGTTTGCGGAACACGACCGTGTAGGAGTCGAAATCATCCTGCACATCAATGATTTCATTTGTGATTCCGTTGAGTCCTCGAATCGCAAGAGCCTCGGCATTTGCGGGTATTGGGACAGCGGATATTTCGAGCAAACGGGGAGATGACATGAGCGCTCCTTTTTCACCATAGGCTGGATGGTCTTTGGGTAAACGGTTTCGAGGTACGCTTTCGCCGGGTTGAAATCCGACGCTGACAGCGCTGAGATAGCCCTCTGCAAATTGTCTCGCTACGGTCTGCCCCAGCGGATTGTCTGGACTGTTGTCCCACTGGATTTCAGCGATGAGGTCGCCGTTACGATTGATCTCGAGCGCCACAGTTTTTCCTACTGGCGGGAGGTCATAGTTGTGACCAAACTGAACGACCGGATTGTTTTTATAGTTTTCGAGATCGGCGTCCTTGTCCCACACCACGATATCCGCGTATCGATCTGGGTTGCCTGTGCTTGCTACCACTTTGGTAGTGCTTCCACGGGTCTTTGCTTTGGTGCTGAATGTGCGCTCAATCTTCATCTTCAATCTCTGGTACGAATGTGCATCTGCAATTGATATTCATAGCCGCTGCTAACTTGGCCGATCCTTCAAAGTTGCCCGGTGACGGAGCCTTAACACCGCCAGCATACCAATATCCATCATCACCCCTAAGCGTATTGTGCAGAGCCGCATGCTCTGGTCGCGCTCCAGACTGCGAAAGCCATCTAAACTTGACCTCCAGCCCAACGTTTCCAGCGGCAGACTCCCACGAAAGCACTCCACCAGCATTCACACTTCGCGTTGCTTCTGTTCGTGCGATT